TCTTGCTAAGGCATATGTACGGAAACCTTCGTGATCGGTTTCGATACTAAGGTGAGTAAGACGGTCTTTCAATTGAGAGGGAAGTTGAACGGTACCTGCTCGTGCAGACATAGGGTTGCCTGCTGTAACAATAGTAACGTTCTTAGGGAGCCTATGCTCACCAATCCTTCTCTCGTTAACCAACTGAGCCATGAGGTTCAGGTTAGCCAACGGAGCTTGAGGAAGCTCATCGAGAAATAGAATGGTAGGCTTTTCAGTGTTAAACTCCTTCATAAAGAAGGGAGCAAATCTTTCATACAGTTTTCTTTCCATATCCAAAGCAGGGAAACCGCCAAGCTCACCTGCATCGAATTGAGCAACAATGACTGTACGGAGGTCTGCATTCATATCTTTTGCTAGTTCTTCAATGATACTTGTCTTGCCTTCACCGGGAAGAGACCACAACATTGGGATCAAGAATTCATCATCCTTTGCAGTAACAGGAAGAGACAGGTTGTGGTTGAACATTTCAAGTACTACTTCTTTCGCATCAATAAGTTTCATATATGTAGATCCTATTCAGTAAGTTTAATTTTTTAAAACGGTTAGTTTAGGTTCAAGCAGACCAGCATTGCACTCGCGTCTGGTTAAATAAAATAAGCCCCCACGTATTGTGAGGGCAAAGATAGAAATTAAGATTTAACGATTTCTTGTTGCTACATGATATGTTGACATGAACAAACCGACAGTGGCACAGAAGCCAACGGGGAACATGGTTATCATACCTAATGCAGCACCTAGACCAGTACCTGCTAATACGATACGGATGTCCTTATTTGCAAGGGCAGTATCAGCGGTCTCTTTGAAAGCTTTCTTTATCTTAGAAGCTTCCTCAGAGTTATTAGCAGCAGTTAACTTGTCTTTGATTGAATCATTTGATTTCTTAAACATATTTAATTCCTAGAAGTTTTATGGAGAGACATCAGAGGCCTCTCGCGATAGTTTACCAACCCCAGTCTCCGGTGAGTCCGTCTGCGCTATACTCTGTCACTACGCCTTCAAAGAAGTTAGTGTGAGAGGAAGCACCGATCAACGGCTCTAGCCAAGGGAGAGGGTTTTCTTTTACTTTATAGTTTGGCTTTAGACCAAGCTCAATCAAACGTCTATCAGCAATATAACGAATATACTGCTTTACTTCAGACGCTTCGAGACCTTCTGTTGGTCCCATTTGATAAGCAAGATCAATAACCTTGTCTTCTAACTTAACTGCCTGTCTTACCATCTTGTAAATACCGTGTTTGAATTCGTCATTTACAATACGAGGGTGTTCTTGGCAGAAGGTACGAAAGAGCTTTGACATCCCTTCGCAATGCATAGTTTCATCACGAATAGACCATTCAACAATCTCGCACATACCACGCATCTTACCGAAACGTGAATAGTTAATTAGCATAATGAAAGCAGAGAATAAGCTCATACCTTCATTAATGCTTGAACGGGCAACAGCTTGTGCTAACCCGGCATAACTAGTAGTGTCTATATCGGTCATAAACTCAACTTTCTTTGCCATCTGTTCAAACTCTAAGAATGCGGAGAACTCTTCTTCCGGCAAACCTAGTGTATCGTTCAGTAGCGCATAAGCTTTCTGGTGAGTGAATTCACGATTAGCAAACGAGGAGAGCATTGCTCTGATCTCATTATTCTTAAACCGTGGGATATAGTGGTCTAGATAGTTAGCTGCCACAGCAACATCAGACTGAGTAAACAACCGCAGTATCTGTGTTATGTGGTTCTTCTCTTGGAGAGTCAACTTGTTCTTCCACTGAGCTACATCATCTTGTAACTTAGCTTCCCAAGCGCCCCAATGTAATTGTTCGTGTTCTTCTGAAAACTCCATAGCCCAACTGTAACAGAAAGGCTTGAAGGCTTTTGATGTTTCTAAGACTGACATTCTATCATCCTTGGCATGATTCGCATTCATCGTCATCGTCACTAAGCCCTAAGTGAGCTTGTAACCCTGTATATCCATCTGGTATGTACTCTCCCGCTATGTATATCTGAGGAACAGTCGTTACATTTCTTCCTGTAACTTCAGCTGCTGTCTTAGATATCTCATCTAAATCAATATACTCATAAGCGATATTATACATGTCCATAGTCTCTTTAGCTTTAACACAGAAAGGACATCCGGGTTTACCATAGATAATTGTTCTTTGATCGTCTTGCAGGTTATCTCTTGCTACCTTCTGACCTACCTTATCAGCAGTACGACCCGCAGTTGTTCGCAAGTAATACAAACCTTTAAGACCAAGCTTCCAAGCAGCTAAATGAACCTTACTAACATACCCTCGATCAGATCCAGAAGGGAAGAACAGGTTAACAGATTGACCTTGACAAATAAATACTTGTCGGTCTGCTGCATGCCTAACTACCCATTGTTGATCTAACTCAAAGGAAGTCTTAAAGACATCTTTGTGAGCATCAGACATGAAGTCTAGGTTCTGTACACTACCTGAGTCTTGTAGTATTAGAGACCACGTTTCCGGATCGTCTCTGTCATATACTTCTTCCAAGACTTTAGCAAGGTATTTGTTTTTAATAACATCGGCTCCACCGCGAGTTCTGTGCGGATAAATATTGTCCTTGATAGGCTCGATACTTGCCGAGCAGTTACATAGAATACTAGAGTTAGCGTTAGGAGCAATAGCGAGCAGATGACTATTACGAATGTTATGGCCCACTGCATCTGGGGCCTCACCTTTTCGTCTAGCCAGTTCTGTAGTTCTTTTAAATGCTTCATTCTTTATGTCTCCGAATATGGTTTTGTTAAGTTCAACGGCCTCATCACTTTCCCAAGGTACTCCTCGCTTCATGAGGAAACCATGGAAACCCATAGCGCCTAACCCGATAGATCTTTCGCGGGTAGCACTGTATTTTGCCTTAGACATCTCATCAGGTGCATTCTCAATGAAAGCATCTAATACGTTATCTAAGAACTCTACCAAGTCACCTATCATACAGGTGTCTTTCCATTCGTCATACGTTTCTAAGTTTACTGAGGATAAACAACATACAGCTGTTCTCTCAGCGCTTGTAGCAAGGTGTATCTCATTACACAGATTAGATCCGTGAATCATAAGACCAAGCTTCTTTTGGTAATCAGGTAGAGCATCATTAGCTGTATCAATAAAGTTCAAGTAAGGAGATCCTGTGCGGAACCTTGCTTCAATAATACGTTGCCATAAGTCTCTAGCCTCTACCGTCTCTACTACAGTACCCTTACTAGGGCAAAGAAGATCCCAAGGATCACCTGCTTCTACAGCTTCCATAAAAGCATCAGAGAGATTTACAGCGTTAAATAGGTTAAAACATTTACGGTTGATATCACCACCTGTAGGTAGTTTAAAGTTAATAAACTCTACAATATCAGGGTGATTGATGTCTAGGTAAGCAGCATAAGAACCCTTACGCGTCTTGCCTTGTTTAAACGCAGTCATTTGTGCGTCACTTACTTTTAACATTGGTATAACACCGGGTGACTTTTCTGTGACACCTCGTACATCAGCCCAATGACCACCTACTCCTCCACCTTTCACTGATAGCCACGCAGTCTCTGCATGATGCTCAGTAAGGCCCTGAATAGTATCAGGTACATAAGATAAGAAACAGCTAATAGGCAAGCCTGTGTGTTTCTGTCCGGGGATAGGGGCGTTACTTAAAACAGGTGAAGCGTACATGAACCAACCCTTAGCTACATAGCTGTAAATTCGTTCTGCTAACCGCATGTCACCTCCGCTATAAGCAACTGCTGCTCTAGCGAAACCTTCTTGTGGTGATGTCTCCCCGTCTGTCAAGTAGTACTCCAACAGTTTATAGGCTTGTTGGGATAGCCTTTCGTCATTTGCTAGGTCTATAGCGATGCCATATTTTTCCATTCTAGTTCCCTAAGTTAGGTTAACAACCTCTATACCGCACTCTTCAAAAAGCGCGAGAGCATCCATACATTTATACTCGTTTTTGTAATATACTACTTTTATACCTGCTTGTACGATAGATAGCGCACAGGACATACATGGGAACAAAGTACAATAGATAGCTGATCCTTCCCCTGAATGGGTAGACCTCGCTAACTTAGCTAATGCGTTTTGTTCAGCGTGAATGACAGTAGGAAGTGTTTTCCCATTATCACCACGCATCACATTAGCTGTGCCACTGGCTGTACCATTATAGCCGTAAGATAGTATGTTTCTATCCTTAGCTATAACAGCACCAACCTTGTGTTTCACATCGTTACTTTCTTGCCCTGCTCGTTCTGCAACATCCATCATAAAGCGTATTTCTTTTTCTTGTATAGCCATATGATTAAAAGTCGTAGCCGACAGTCTTCTCGGCCTTAATGACCTCTCCAAGTGTTTGTTTCTTAAGAGTTACCTCTTGACTAAGCATTTCACGAAGTCGAGCGATAGTCATTTTATTTACTTCAAACAGCGAAGCTTCTTTAACTGCCTTAAAGTCACCGGGAGTCAGATAGGGTATATCTCCTATTTTACTCCGCTTTAACTTAGGGAAGTACAGGTTAGCACATGCTTCTACTTGCTCTGGACTCAAGAAATCGAATTTGATTTTCAGGAACAGACGACGAAGCACTGCAGGGTCGAGACCACTCATAAAGTTAGACGTAGCAACAAAGATACCTTTAAAGTTATCAAGCTCGGTTAACAATTGGTTAACAAAGGTTTTCTGATAATTCTTGTCAGCATCATTACGGTTACCCGCTATAGAGTCAATCTCATCGATCAGTAAGATTGCACCTTCCGCTTGAGCTTCCTCGAAAGCCTTACGTAGTTGCTTCTCACCTTCACCAACATACATGCTCTGTAATTCAGCGTATGTCTTCTTGATTACAGGTAGACCTAATTCAGCACCAATATAGTTTGCTAACTGTGACTTACCGGAACCCGGCACACCATAGAACAAAGCAGATATAAGCTCAGGTCTTTCTGAAGGATCTTTACTAAGAACACCTCTGATCTGCTCAACCAAGTCCTGAGCCGGACGGTCGATATTAACCAGATCGAGATCGTAAGTAGTGAAGCGAGTGTCAATACCATCGAAGGCATTCATTCGCTGATCCATATTAACCTTAATCGATTTAGCATACATGATCGATTCAGGGGTGCTACAGAGAGTTTCGAACTCAGCAGTAAGATTATTTAGTATTTCAATCTGTGCTGCTAAGAACTTGATTTCTTTGTTAGTGAATATAATAGGGTCTACACGCAATGCTATACCCGGTAAGTTAATACCTGTGAATGTAACACAACATCTACTACCCTCCGACCAGTCACGCTCTGTAGAGTTACTGCTATCAGGGATATAACCTGCTAACAAGTCGTGCAGATACGCATCAGCTACAGCCATTTCAGTTGAAGACGGCCCACCTGCACTGTTAGCACCCTTAAGAAACTCAGAGTAATTCTGAATCTCGGAAGCGAACCAAGCACCGATAGCGGCTGAACGTGCTGAATAGTTAAAAGGCTTTTCATCATCCAATTCAACAGCAGCTTCATTACGGCCTTTATCATATACACCGTAAGCCATTACTGTATCATTAGTTCTCTTCATCATACTTGCTTTCTGAACAATAAGAGTCTTAATAAAAGGACCGTTCATAAAGTCTTCAAGTATCTTAGAAGCAACTGGTAGTGGAAGGTGTTCGCCTTTAGCAGCTTCAGTGTTCACAAGAGAAGCATCTTGCTCAAGGGAAGCAGCAGCTTTCTTAATCTCACCTGCAGCAGATTGCATTGCGACCCACATGTTGCGGTCACCTTTCTTAAGTTTAACCCAATCAATTGCTTCCTCCCAATGGTCTAGGAGGTTGTACAGCGTTTGAGAGGTAATGTCTTCTGGCTTCAGATGTTCAATATCTGACTCGTCGAAGTCTGTTTTGTGAATTGCTTTGTAATAAGTCTTCAGTTCAATGAAGGCTGTCTTAGCGGGGCTTGATTCAGCATCACCGATAAGTGCAGCAAAGTATGTTAATGCAATTTCTAAATCTTCTTTACTCTTTACATAGTTTGTCATATAATACCTCAGAGTTCTGGTTCAGCAACAAATTCGTGATTAATGTACTCTAACCTACCTGTTTTCTCATTGTATAAAGCGCCACCAGCATCTCCGGTGCGCCCGGTAAATCTACTTTTAAGTACACGAACCATAATAGTATTCCGTTCAGTACTGTTAGTAGCAATCATATTACGAGCAAACGCAATTATCTGAAAGCTAATTTGTTTAACAGAGCCTGAACCTTTAATGTCATCCATTGAGGGTAACTTACCTTCCTCAAAAGACTTACCCATTAAGCCTGTCTTTCTTAGGTGGGAAATAACACCGATCCACACATTATGTTTCTTTGCGGTCTTGAGCAGGTCGGACATTACCTTGTCCACTGCTGCGTTAGCGTCATTGTTTTCTACTTCTGAAACTGCGATTGTTAAGTGATCGAGAATTAAGTATTTAGCTCCCATAAGGCATAAGGTTTCAATCTTATCCATGAGAGACCCATCAGCTAGTGAACCTTGGTGATCCAACAGCTTTATCTTTTGATCTTGAAATACATCGTTAAAGGCTTCACGCTTTTCTTCATCGGTAGCATCTGATGAGTGAAGCTCTTTGTTTAATTGCATACTAATAAACTTCTCAACAGTATCACCGGGGGATTCCTCTAAGGAGATCATGCCGATTGAATGTGGAGTAGCGTGTTTTAGATGCAATACAATTTCTTTAATAACAGTAGACTTACCGGAGCCTGTACCTGATGTAAACAGGTCAACCTCACCGAATCGTATACCATTGGTTTTATCATTGACGCCCTGAAGACAGTTGGGATAGGGAACGGACTCAGTGGCCTCTCGTTCCTGAAACTTTTCCCATAACTGCTCACCTTGTAGAATACCTACAGGCGACCAAGGTTGTGCGTCCCATATAGCTTTAAGGATATGCTGTGGACCATGAGCTAGAAAAGCTTCATTGGGATCCTTGCCGTTGACCTTTGCTATCTTTACTTTATCTACACCGATGATCCTACAGGCTTCAGCTTGTGCCTTCTGTCCGGGTTCATCGTTATCTAGCATAAGTATAACTTCATCGAATCGACGAACCCACTCACGCTGTTCTAGTAATAACTTCATCGAGTTAGCGCCCGGTAGAGCGACAACAGGGTAAGTCATTTGGTATTTGCTGTAGTAAGCAGTCGCAACAGACATGGCATCTATCTCGCCTTCCGTTATAACTAACCGCTTACCGCCATTAAACAAAGACTGGCCGAAGAGACCCTCTAGGGTACCTGATGCTCGGAAGTCTTT